TTAGGCCGCGATTAGCCCGTGGGAACGCAAGGCCGTCAGAATGTCGCCCAGCGTAGAGCGCGCTTCTGCGTCAATTACCCCGCCACCAACTGGACCGGCGATAGGGCCGCCCCGCAAGCCCACCACTTTTTCTCCACCCATATACAGGCTCTCGCCGCGTATGTTCCCCGGCCGCCATTCGGTCCCATCATAAAAAAGCCCGTGGTCGCGATCCGCCACGTCGATGGCCAATCCCGCGCGCGGCGGAACGAAACGCCATCCCCCCTCGGTCCACAGCGCGATCTTCCCCGCGTGACCGGCCCAGTCGCCCGACGCCCCACTCGCCACAATCCAGCATTGTCCCGCCATGGGCGCGACCGGCGGCGCGTTCCGGTCCGCACTCTCCACACACCCATGCAACAGCATGTCGATCAGCGCCAACGCCTCATTATGATAGATTTCCTTTTGCGCCTGCCCTGCAAACAGCATCGGCAATGCCCAGCGCGGTGTTGCGTCCATAGCCTGTCTCCCAATCGTTCATGATGTCATCAGGCGGTAAAGCCGATCCGCGCGGCGCGCCCCTGCGCCCAAGTTCCCAATTGGCGCACGTCCATGACCAGCGTTCGCCCACCAGTTCCATCGGCGGCAATCATCGCCGCGTCATAGGCCCATCGCGCCTCGCCCGTTTCCGCGCTCCGCACGACCGTCGCGCCATCCATCACCATGATGCGATAGCGTTCCCCCTCCTCGACCAAAGGCACGTCGCCGCCATTGTTCCACCGCCATCCCGCGCGACTGCGCCGGACCCAGCCGAACATATGACCGCCCGCCTCGCCCCGCTGCGTCAGATGAACGGGAGACGGCGACACCAGCGCCACGCCGCCGATAGCCAGCGTCGCCTCCACCGGCTCGACATCGCCCAGCCCGACCGCCGCAACCTTCAGCGTCGCGCCCGGCTCGCCCACCATGCCCATTGCCGCCAATGGCTCCACCAGCCGGTCCTCCTCGATCAGCAGCACAGGGTCGCCCACGGCATGATCCGCCATCGCCCATTCCGTGCCACGCAACCCGCGCCGCAGCCCGCTCAGCCGATAACTACGCAACCCCGTCCGCACCGCCGTGTCGAACTGCACCAGCTCCTTCCCCACCAGGCACAGGTTGCGCCCCTGCCCCAAGGCAGCCTCATCCGCGCTTCCCAACGCCATGTCCGGCGCCAACAGCGTCACCGACAGCCCATGCTTGCGATCGACCAAAGTCGCGCTCCCGACCGACAGCGCCCCGTCCGCCGTCCCCATGATCGCCCGCGGCGCGCTCCGCCCAATCGGTATAGCCTCTCCACTCGCACCCATCACGAACAGCGCCGCACTGCGCCATCCTTCGCCCCCGCTCGCCGCCACGACCAGCACGGGGGTGCTCGCCGCCCCATCGCCCATCTGCGGCAGGTCGGCCAGCATCAGCGTGGTGACACCATGGGGCGCATCGGCCTGCCGCACGATCGCGCCCGAAGACGCGCCCGGCGGCATCGTTCCGCCAGCACCCGGCACCCGGCGCAGCGCCATCCGCACCGCCATCGCCTCCCATTCCCGCTCCTCGATCCGCCACAGCCCCGGCGCGTCCGCCACCGTCACCACCGCGCCAGGCGAAAACGCCAGCGCACGCCAGTCGCACCGCAATGCCATCGTCGCCCGCCCGGTCCATCCGTCCGCCAGCCGCGCCGCCGCCAATCGCCGCGCCGCATCGGCCGCCATCACGGCAGGCACCTCCATCCCCTGTTCCTGCCGCCCCGGCCCCGGCCGCGTCACCCGCTGCACGCCCGCCTGATAATCGCGCGCGGCATCATAGTGGCGCAGGCTCAGCGCAACCGGCACGCCATCGGCCGCCGCGCCCGATCGCTCGGCCGCATCCACCGCCTGCCCGTTCACCCGCCGCGCCAGCACATCCGCGCCGATCGCGCCTTGCGCCACCGTACCCGCCGTCACCAGGTGCAGCCCCGCTTCATCCGATCGCAACGCAAGCCCATGCGCCTCGACCAGCGGCGCTATTCCCGCGCGAACATCGGCCCCGCTCGCCACAAAACCGTCCACACTGGCCAGCGCCTCCCCATCCAGCTTGCCCGCACTGATATCCATGGCCACCGCCCCGATCGACACCGGCCCGTCATCGGCCTCCACCTCGAACGTCAGCGACGGGATGCGATTGCCATAGTCGGCCAGCGCCAGATCTTCGAACACGACATAGGCCATGCCGCGATGCGCAGGCGCCAGCGCCTCCCCCTGCGCCGCCGCGATCAATGGATCGACCGACTGGTCCTCCCCGCCTCCATGCACGCGAAAGGCCGACACCTCGCTCTTGAAGTCCCCCGCCACCCCGCGCAGCAAATTGCCGTCGGCCCAGATCCGCCCCACCGACCGGATCGCCCGCGCCGACGGCGCCACCGCAAAACTCGCCGAATAGGCATAGCTGGTCACGCTCGCCCGCCCCTTGCCGCCGCCGCTCTTGCTCTTGCTTTCCTTCAGGTCCGTCGCCCAGATGACCGTCCCCGCCACCCGCATCGTCCCGAACAGCCGCGGCACCTGCGTGCCATAGCTTGACGTCTGCACTTGCAGGTCCGCCAGCCGCACCCCTTCCCGCCCCTTGGGTTTGAACAAGACTTGGCTGTCGAACATATTGCCGATCAACCCGCCGATCGCCGCGCCGACCGGCCCGCCCAACGCAGTCCCCACTGCCGTCAGCACCACCGTCGCCATATCTCTCTCCCTGTATAAAGTCCGGCCCTATAATAAGGTGCGGGCCAGACGTGGCGGCGTCACCCCCGCCACCACCCGATCACCGGCCATGGCGATGCCCCCGGCGTCTCCACGACCCGCCCCAACCCGGCATGCGCGTGGACGAACCCCACGCCCGTCCCGATCATCAGATGCAGTTGCAACGGCCCCGGCCTTACCAGCGCCAGATCGCCCGGCCTGCCCACCGCAACTGGCGCCAGCCCCGCCGCCCACAACCAGACCTGCGCCCGATTCACATCGCCGCTCCGCAATCCATAGGCGCACGGCGCGTCCCGCCCTATCGCCATCGCGGCCAGCCCCACGCAATCCAGCCCCATCTCGCTGCGCCCATGCAGCCGAAACGGCACGCCGATCATCGCCCGCGCACGCTCTACGATGCTCATGCCCTCGGATAGCGTGTCAGCAGGTCCATACCCGGCAGATACGGCTCGCCGCGAAAATTCACGCCATTGCCGAACCGCGTGGCGCATGTCGCCAATTGCCGGTCGCACCCTTGCGTCAGCAGCGCCAGCGTCCCTGCCGCCACGGCAAAGCCCGGCGGATCGGCCAGCGTCACGCCCTGTGTGCCATTGTCCACCACCCCCTGCGTCAATCCCGCATTGGGTCCGGTCATCCAGCGCAAAGTGCCAAACGCATAGTCGCCCGCCACCAGCCCGCTCACCGCCACATCAACATCGTCCACGCCCGCGACCGTCACGATCCTGCGCCGCATCGCCATATCGACCCGGCATGCCTCATCGCCCAGCCTTGCGCGGCAATCGGGCGACGTCGATGGCGCGACCGGCCCATTCAGCACCGCCGCCGCGCCCAGCAGTTCGGCGGTAAAGCCGCCGCCCTTGCGCGCCACCGCGCCGATCTCGCCCCGCGCCAGCATCAGCCACAGCGCGCCCGGCGCTTCCCCCCGTGCATCCTCCCACTGCGTCAGCCGCAATTCCAGCGCCGCGCCATCCCATCGCCCCGCCATCAAATCCGCCTCACCGATCGCATCGCTGGAAAGCGCGCCCGCCACGTCGCTATCCTCGCCATCCAGCCCGATCCCGCTACGCACCGCAGACGGCGTCATCCCCGGCGCGGCGCGATAGGTCAGGCCTCCAATGGCCAGATCCCGATCATGGCTGGTCAGCCCGATCGTCACCCCATCCCGCCGCTCGATCCGCCAGCAAAAGGCCAGCGTATTGAGCGGCGCTTCCAGCATCGCCGACGCGCTCATTCGCGTATCTCCACCAGCGGCACCGACGGCGCTTCCCCGGCAGCAAAAGTGGCCCGGTTGATATCCAGTCGGTCCTCGGCAAAGCGCACCGGCACATCGAACCGGTATCCCGCCGTCAGCACCACGCCATCGCCGGGCGCAGCGTCGAACGCGACGATGCCCAGCCCGACATGGCTCCACCCCTCGGTCAATTCGACGCCATCGGCCGCCACGCGGATGCTCCCCACCACCGGGCGAGTGATGACCCGCGCCTGCGCATCCGCTCCCGCGCCATAATAGCGCATCAGCTGGAACTGCGCGCTTACCCCGTCGCCGATCCCCAATCGCTGGTCGATGGGTCCAGGCGCCACGCCCGGCGCGCCGCTGCGATCGTCAAAGGGATCGGTGAAACGAAACCCCCGCGCAGCCCCGCGCCGCGCCCTGAAAAATGCGATCAGCGCGGCGATGTCCGCTTCCGACCTTACCCCCGGCCCCGCGTCGAAAGACAGGCGCGCGTCGGCCCAGTCGCTGCTGCGCCGCTCATGGCCCGACGGGCTTTCTACGATCTGCGTCGAAAATGTCGGCGACAGGCTCGTCTCGCGCCCGATCGCAATTGGAAAGACTATATCATCAAAGGCTTGCACGTCATCCTCCCCATCGATCCTGAAGCAGGTAAAGCCGTCGCGGCACACTTGCGGCAACGCCCACACGAAGGTCTGCGCCGTCCCCCGCGCGACCGACGCCTGCGCCGCCGCCGCGATCCGCGCCCATTGCGCCTTCTGCGTCGGCAGCAGCACGAACCCCGCCAGATAATGCTGCGCCTCGACCGGATATCCCAACCGCTCGGTCGCCGACGCGATGCCCCGCGCAGTCAGGCTCGACCGGCCCTCCGTCACCCAGTCATAATCTTCCAGTTGCAGCACGTCGAAAGCCGGCGACGCCCACCCCACCGGCATATTGGCCCGCTTGGCGTCGGGCGCACGCGGGTCCAATATCGTGGGCAGATAGGCCAGCAGATGCGTCACCGCCCCTTCTCCCGCAGCCTGCGCCACCGCCTTCACCGCCGCACACAGCGCCGCCGTCGATGCCGCCAGCAAAGCCCCCGCCGCATCCAGCAGCGCCTGTTGCGGCCCACTCATCGGTCCCCAAATGCTGAGTATCGACACCGGGTCACCGCCCAGCGCCGCCCGCGCCGCATCGTCATAGAGGCATATCCGCCCGTCCCCCGGCATCACCCACCACCAGGGTTCACCCACTTGAAACAGGATCGGCAGTCCCGCTTCCAACCCAATGAAAACAAAGGCCGATGCCACCGCCTGCAAATAACTCATCGCCCCGCCATGCGCAGGCGACAGCAAAGTCGATGGCGGTTCCCACCCGGTCAGCGCCGGGTCGCCATTTTCCGCCCGCTGCTTCCAATCGTTCCAGCAATGCGCGTCGAACAATTCATAGGATAGCGACCAGATGACGCCCAACCCCAGCGCCTTCGCCCGCGCCGCGAAATCCCGGTGCCAGGCCGCGCAGGGCGCATTCAGCACCCCACCGGTCAAGCTGACGTACAGGCCGCTTCCCGCCCGTTCGAGCCGGAAATAATGGCTCATCCCCACATAATGGTTGATCGCCCCGCGATAGCCCAGCGCATGGATCGCGCTCACCACCCGCTCGGGCGTCTGGTTGAAACAATCGTCATAGCCCGTCGCCATGGACAGCCCATGTTCGGGCAGCATCACGTCGCCCATCGCCAGCATCGATCCGGCCCCCTCGCACCGGATCTCGCTCAGTTCCGCCCACCCTTCGACCCCCGCCGCGAAAGGCGTGTAACCCTCGTCATAGCCCGGCGGCACCAGCGAAATGAACATCCGATCAACATCGCCCGCCCACACCGGATCGCTTTCGTCGGGCAGCAGGAACCCACCCTCCATCGCCGAAAAGTCCAGCCTGATTTCAGCCTCTTCCGGCACACCGCTCGCATAGTTCCACAACCGCACATACCAGGCGCGTGGGTTTCCCGCCGCATCCCGCCCCTCGATCGTCAGCGTCGGCCCATGCGTCTCGTCCAGCTTGCGCAGCCCTCCGCTCCGCCACCTGAACGACAGCACGCATGTCCGAAAATCCCGATCCGTCTCATAGGCCAGCAGCGGATGGCTCCAACGATCTTCCGCGTCCCAGATCAGCCCCGCCAGATCGCCCGACCCATAAAAGACCGCATCCACCCGTACCGCATCGGGCGCGCTGGTGACGACGCTCGCCATCATCGGTCGCGGGAAATTGACGGTCCAGTGGGTCGCCGCAAACCGCTTGACCCACCGCGCCTCCTGCCCGCGCCGTTCGTCCGCCAGCCAATAATCGATCCCGCTCATCCGTTCAGCGCCCCCTTCACCGCCCGCGCCACCTGCCGCGCACTGCGCGCCAGCAATCGCGGCTCGCTCTCGCCACCCCGGCCGTTCACCGCGATGCTCACCCGCACGTCGCGCGCGCCGCCACCGCCATGGGCCACCACCTGCCCGCTGCTCGTCGGCACGAACATTTCCGGCCCGCGCTCGCCGACCATATAGGCCCGCCCCGGCGCCACCGGCCCGCCCATCGCCCGCCCCGGCAACCCTAATGCCGACGTCAGCAGCGACGCGCCCAGGCTCGCCAGCCCACCCGCGCCGCCGCTACCGCCGCCGCCAATGGCCGATCGCAAGGCACTTGCGGCAATCTCGTCCAGCACGCTCATCGCGATCCGCCGCAGATCCTCGAACCCGAACTTGCCCGTCCGCACCGCGCGCAACAGCCCCTGCTCGATCCGCCGCCCCGCCCGATCCGCGCCATCGGCCAGCGGCCCTTCCAGCCCCGCCCGCATCGCCTCCACGTCCCGGCTCAACCCCTGCGTATCGGCCCGCACCCGCACGACCAAAGTCTCGATGTCCTCGTCCATCCCACCTGCCCCCATCAAAAAACCTTCTCCCCTCGGGGGAGAAGGATACGAAGCCTTGCCCCGGCGAAGGCCGGGGTTAGGCGCAGTTGGAAGAGGGGGTTCCACGCCAGACCTCAATCCGGCATCACCCCCATCAACCGCGCCAACTCACCCCCATCCACACCCTCGACCTGCGCCTCCGCCCCTCGCGCCGCGCGCAACACCGCCCCCAACTCTGCCGGGGTCGCGCGCCAGAACTCATCCGGCCGCCACCCCAGTAGCCACCCTGCGACCCCGGCCAGCCGCCCCGCGCCGTCCGAAAACCGCGTCACGTCCCCGCCAATATCTGTTGCAGGATCGCCTTCAGCACCGGCGTCACCTTCGCCAGTCCTACCGCGACCACCGCCTCACCCAGCGCCTCGCGCGTCAACGCGTCGCGATCCACCAGGCAATGCCAGAACAGCCCCACCAGGTCCGCCAGCGACAACCGGCCATCCGCCGCGCGCTCTACAAGCAAGAACAACGGCCCCAACTCCGCCTCTGCCGCCACCAGCGCCGCAAAACTCGGCCGCAACGCCAGCGTCTCGCCGCCCAGCATCAGCGCCGCCTCGCCCCGCTCGGGGTTCACGCCCCCGCTCATTCGCTCACCACCGCGCCGCTGCTTTCCAGGCTCAGCGCATAATTGCGTTCGCCATTATAATCCCCGGCATAGTCCAGCCGCGTGACCAGAAAGCGCCCGCGCATCCGCTCGCCGCTCTCGAAACTCAGCTCATAATGGTCGATCGTGCCGGACAGCGCGTGGTTGCGAATCCGCACTTCGGCCGCAGAACCGGTAAACAGGCCCGCCGCCGACACGCTGACCGACCGCACCCCCGCGCCCGACAGCAATTCGCGCCAGCCGCCCGAATCCTTGCTGGTGATGTTCACCGCTTCGCCATTGACGGACAGTTGCGTGGTGCGCATCCCCGCCACCGTCGCATATGTTGCGGGCATGTTGCCGTCGCCCACTTTCAACAGAAATGCACTTCCCTTTTCGACGCCCATGGCGCATCCTCCTGCCAAGCGAAACCGACGCGAAAAGCACCCTGCTTCCGCCCGGAAAATCGCGATAAAATAAGAGACTCGGATGGCACTCGATCATCCGGTCGCAGCGCGCAGACGCCGCTTATGGAGAGGTTCCGATGATTGTTGCTGCTTCCCTTGTCATGATGCTGGCTACCACCGCCCCGTCCGCCGATGCGGTCGGCACCGGGCGCAAGGAATTTTCCAAATGCCTGAGCGCGCAGGTCCAGCCCTCGATCGACAAATCCCTGCCGGTCGGCGAATTTCAGACCGGCTTGAAAAAGGCCTGCGCCGACAAGGAAGCCGCCTTCCGCGCCGCCATCATCGCCTCGGACAAGGCCGACAAGATGTCGGACAAGGATGCCAGCGCAGACGCCGACGACCAGATCGCCGAATATGTCGACAAGATCACCAGCGAATATGAAGAAAGCAGCAAGCCCCGCTGACAAGCCTCTTCCCAGCCCTCACACACCTGTTCCCCGGCGAAGGCCGGGGTCCAGCTCAGACCGCGCATCTGGCGGACCAAAGCTCACCCCTCCCGCACAACTCGCAACCGATAATCCACCACCGCCCGCCATCCGCCCGGCTCCCGCCCGTCGTCGCGCGCCACCCGCGACCGGATCAGCCGCGCGGTCACGATCCGCCACCCATCCTGCACCAGCGCCGCCGCCAATGCCGGATCGATCCGCCCGATCATCGCGCTCAGCCGCACCGGCGTCTCGTCCGCGCTGCGCAGCCCGATACTCAGCCGCAACTCGCGCCCCTCGACATCCTTGCCGCCCCAGTCCGCGCCGATACATTCGCCGACATAGCCATAGGGCGCACTCGCCCGCCCCGGCTCCCCATCGAACAGACCGTTAAGGCCGTCCATCAACGCACCATCCGCGCGCAAAGCCGCGATCACCGCCACCCGCGCCGCCACCTCCGCGCTCATATCCTGCCCCTTCCCGCTTCCCGCAGCGCCAGTTCGTGCCACCATCGCTCGCTCAGCCGCGGCGCGGACAAACGCACCGCCTCCCCCTCGACCCGCGCCGCCACGCCCGCCTCGCCCAGCGCCGCGACGATCCGCGCCCGCCGCAGCGCCGCCCGCGCCTCCAACAGCGCGATCAGCTGCGCCTTCATGACAGCCGCATCCGTCGGAACGGCCGCCACAGCGCGCTCACCACGGCGGGCGGCGCGGCGCTCTCCGTCCCGCGCGCCAGGAAATGGTCGGCCGCCAGCCGCACGATCCCCTGCCGCAAAGGTTCGGGCAGGCCATCCACCGCGTCGGCCAGCCCCGCCCGATAGCGCACCTGCAACCGCCGATCCTCGCCCGCACGCGTCGATCTCACCCATCCATCGCCCGTCGCATCGATGTCGATCGCATAGGCATCGACAGCCAAAGCCTGCGCCACACCCTGCGCGTCGACGGCATCCACCCCGTCGATCGCCATCACCGGCCGCGCCGACAGCCGTTGCCAGCGCCCATCCCCCGCCACTGTCTCGCGCACCCCGCGCCGCACCAGCCACTGCCCGGTAAAGCGCTCGCACAATGCCGCCGCACTGCGCAGCAACCCGGCTAGCACGACGTCCTCGCCCGCCGTCTCGATCCGCAAATAGGCCTTCAATTCCTCCAGCGGCGCGGCCAGCCCGCCGCTTTCCATCTCTTCCACCATCGTCCAGCGCCCCCCGCTTCGATCCACGCAGAAAGGTGGCGGGGCGCATGGCCCCGCCACCCCGTCCAGCCCGATCAGGCAGCGGCGAATTTCATCAATTTGATCGCCTCGCTATTCGCCACCGCGCCGCCGATCCGCTTGACGGCGTAAAAATGCACGAACGGCTTGTTGCTGAACGGATCGCGCAGGATGCTCGTCTCCTGCCGTTCCGCGATCACATAACCGGCCTGGAAATTGCCGAACGCGATCGACAGGCTGTTGGCGGCGATATCGGGCATATCTTCCGCCTCGACCACCGGATAGCCCAGCAGCGTCGCGGGCTGCCCACCGCTCAGTCCCGGCTGCCAGATGAACGCCCCGTCGCTCGTCTTCATCTTGCGCACCGCAGCCAGCGTGGCGCCGTTCATGACGAAGCTTGCCCCCTGGCGATATGGCGCGCGCAGGCTCTGCACCAGGTCGATCAGCCTGTCCTGCGGGTTCGACGCCGCAAAGCCGCCCGCCGCGCCCGACGCCACATATTGTAGTGATCCGAACGCGCGCACGCCATCGCCCTCATTGGTGGCATTATAGGTCAAAAAGCCCTTGGGCTTGTTCGTCCCATTGCCGTTGACGAAGGCCGCCCCCTCCGCCGCCGCAAACTCGCGCGCGATCTCGCTCGCCAGCCACGCTTCGACATCGAACTGCGCATCGTCCAGCATCGCCTGGGACGCGGCCGGATTGGCGAACAACTCGCCGCCCGGCGGCGCGATTTCATTGAAGACAGGCGTCCCCGTCTCGGCCCGCGCGCCCGTTTCGCTCGCCCAACCCGACACGATACCGCCCGCGCTCACCAGCTTGCGATATCCCGCCGTCCCGGTGCGCACGACATTGGCGATCGACCGGATCGGCGAAATGCCTTTCAACGTCGCGCCGATCAGCTGGTCGATCTCCCGCGGCACCGCATAGCCGCCCGCAGCGCCACTCGCCCCGGAAAAGCTTTTCAGCTCGACCCCAGCTTCATGCCCCTGCCGCAAATAGCGATCGACGAAGGCCGCCCGCGCCGGGTCCGTCACGCCCCCTTTGACGCCATCGAGCGCAGGCCGCTGCTGCGCCAGCAAAGCCCCCTTCAACGCTGCAACCTCCCCCTCCAACCCCTCGATCCGCTCCCCCTGCAAAACCGCATCGAAACGCGCTTCCAAAATGTCCGTCACCTGATCCGTCATGCCCGTCTCCACAAAAAAGGGCGGCCCAACAGGACCGCCCATACGAAAAACCTTCTCCCTTGGGGGGAGAAGGATAAGAAGCCTTGCCAGCTTGCTGGCTAGGCGAAGTTGGATGAGGGGGGCGCTACCCCTCCACCCCAATCACCCGCGCCAGATCCTGCATCGGATGCGTCACCACGCTCACTTCGACCAACTCCAGCGCCAGCAACTCGCGCGGCCCTGCGCCCCGCGCCTCCCGCACGCGATAGCCAAAACTCAGCCCGTCGATCGCCCCGCCCGCCAGCGCCTCCGCCGCCTCGCGCCCGGCCGCCGTGCGCCGCGACACCCGCCCGATCACGCGCAGCCCGCGCTTGTCCTCCCGCGCCGTCTCGACCACGCCGATCACGCTGCCAGGCCCATGCTGCCACAATAACGGCACGCCAGCCGCGTCAATCGCCCCGAAAGCGCCCGCCCGCACCACGTCGCCGCCCCGGTCCACCCGGTCGAACACCGCCGCATAACCGGCAAAGCGCAGGTTCCGCCGCGCCCCGTCGCCACTCATGCGCGCACCAGCCCCAACAGCCCGACCTTCACCGCAATCCCCAGCAGGATCATCGCCATGGCGATCCGCACCGCCCATCCGATCACCGCCCCGCGTGCCGCTTTCTTCGCGTCGCGCCAGGCGGACAGCAATTCGCGCATGTCGCCCTCCGCCCGCCGGTCCGCCAGCCCCAGCCGCTCCAGCGCCCGCTCCGCGCCCATATCGCTCGCCTCCTCGATCAGCGCGCGGATGGCGACCATCTCCATCGGCCGCCCCTCCGCCTGCGCCACCAGCCGCGCCAGCATCTCTTCTTTCATCGCACCCTCCTTCCCTTGGCGCCCGCCCGGACCTATCTGTCGACCCATGAAGCGCACCCATCGTAAAATACTGATCGCCCTTATCCTCATCGCCCTCGCCACTATCGCCTGGCATTTCGGCCTGTTCCGCGCGGGCGATTGCATGATTCAGGGCGGCGCATGGAATTGGGACAATGGCTTCTGCCGCCTCGATTCCCTCGCCCGGCCGAACGACGGACTGGGCTAGGATATCAGCCCCAGCCCCAACCCCAGCCCCAACATCGCCTTCTTCTCGTCCGCGCTCAGGAAATCCGCCGCCGCGACCCGCTCCCACAAGGCCGCCCGCTCGTCCGACAAGGCAGGCACCGCGTCCAGATCCGCCTCAATGCCCAGCCCCGGCCACCAATCGTCCAGTCCCTGGGCCAGCGCCCCGCCGATTTTCGCGACCAGCGGCAATATCGTCTGCCGCCACAGCGCCTTGTTCGCCTCGCGATAATTGGCATAACTATTGTCGCCGGGCAGCCCCATCAGCATCGGCGGCACCCCGAACGCCAGCGCGATCTCCCGCGCCGCCGCGCTTTTCAGCCCCACAAAGTCCATTTCCGCCGGCGTCAGGCTCATCGCCCGCCAGCTAAGGCCGCCCTCCAGCAGCATGGGCCGCCCGGCATTGGCCGCGCCCGCAAAGGCCGCCTCCATCTCGCGCTTCACCCGCTCGAACTGCTCTGGCGACAGCACCGACCCGTCGCCCGGATCATAGACCATCGCGCCACTGGGCCGCGCCGCATTGTCCAGCAGCGCCTTGTTCCACACGCTCGCTGCATTGTGGATCGCCACCGCGCCCGCCGCCGCCCCGGTACAGCCCAACCCATAATGATCGTCCAGCGGATGCAGCGCCTTGATATGCAGCACGCTCGTGCGCCCCGCGCCATCCTGCGGCGACAGCCGCGTCACGCTCTCCCCCACGCGATAGAGATAGGCGGCGGGCCATCCACGCGCATCGGCTTCCACGCTCACCCGTTCGGGCCGCAACGCATATAGCTCTGCGGGCATCCCGTCTGCGCCAGCCATCACCTGAACATAGGCGTTGCCGTGCAGCAACAGGTGACAGGCCAACGTCTCGATCAGCCCCTGCCCCGCCGAAGCCCGCCCGATCAGCGCCATGACAGGCGCGCGATCCTCGACCCCGCGCACCTTGATCGCACAGGCGCCCGCCCCCTCGGACACCAGCCGCATCGCCCGCTGCGCCAAGGCATTGCCCATCACGCCTGCGCGCAACTGCGCCTCGTAACTGGCGGGCCATTCGCCCAGCGCCACCGCGCCCGTCCCCCACGCCCGCGCCAGCACCGGCCGCGCGTCGGCCTGCCCAACCCCGCCAACGGCAGCTTTCGTCCCAAACCATTTCATGCCCATCCCCAAACGCAAAAACCCTCTCCCTTTGGGGGGAGAGGGTTAGTGAAGGTTGGCGGCGCAAGCCGCCTACCGAAACTGGGAGAGGGGGCTTAGCGCGCCCTCACCGATTTCTTGCCAGCACGCGATCGCACACCGAATTGGTGCCTTCGCTCTTGCCGATCAACCGGCCTGCGACCGCACCCGCGCCAGCGCCCAGCAACGTCTCGCCCAGGCTGCCACCCGCCAGCAATCCGACGCCCGCGCCACCCGCCGCGCCGATCACCGTACCCTTGTCGCGACCCTTCTTGCCCTGCAACAGGCAGTAGCGCACATCGTCCCGGTCGCGCGGCGCGGCCCGCGACACGCGCGCCCGATCCTTGCTGTTCAGGCTCGCCGCCAGCACCGGGGACGCAGCCACCGACAGGCCCACGACCGCCGCCAAAATCCTGGCCATTTTCAT